CTACTACCAGGCGCTGGATCCGAGCGACTGCACCATCGATGCCATCATCGAGCAGCTCTACCAGCGTCAGCTCCGGCTCGACGATTACATCGACGAGGTCGAGGACGCCGCCTCCATTGAGGAGATCTCCCACCTGCTGCGCATCTTCGGCCAGAACGCGAGCCGGCTGGGCCGACTGCTGCGTGACCGCCGGGCGCTGTCCGGCGATGCCGCTGATGGGATCTCTGGCGCCATCGCCCAGGCGCTGGCCGAGCTTGAGACAGAGCTGGGGACAGAGCTCACGTGAACCGCCGTGGAGAGCAGGCCCTCAAAGGTGCCATCGCCCGCCGCCGCACGCGACTGGAGGCCCGCTCCGAGGATCCCAGGCCCTATGATGACACCTGGGGATGGTGGATCGAGGAGCGGGTACGACGACTGGAGACGGGCCAGATGTGGCTGATCCGCATCGCCATCGGCGCCCTGGTCGCCGAAATCATCCGCACGATCTGCAGCACGTTCGGACTCACACCCTAGCGCACCAACCGCACTTGCCAAAGAAGCAGACTTCCGAAGTCTTGGAGATTACGCCCAACGCACTATGGTAACGCTCACAGAACGATTCCTGGTTTGTCTAGCATTCTCGTGGAGACTTCGGAAGTCTCCCGGCGGGAAACGAGGTTGGTTTACCAGGAGGGAGAGCTGATTTGGCCCCCCCAGGTGCTCAAACGCGGGATGAAGTACCTGCTGAAGGACATATCGCACTTCTCTCGGATCATCCTGCGCCGGCCGCTGCGAGCCTATCAGCTGGCGCCAGCCCGCGCTATTCTGGACTCCATTCTCCAGGGCCGCGGCCTGTCGTTCGCCGTCATGATGTCCCGCCAGTCGGGCAAGAACGAGATGGCCGCCCAGCTCGAGGCGTACCTGCTGAACCTGTACCGGCTCAAGGGCGGGCAGATCGTCAAAGCCAGTCCGACCTTCAAGCCGCAGACGATCAACTCGATGCTGCGCCTCGAGGAGCATCTGGCGTGCAGCATGAGCCGCGGGCAGTGGAGCCGGCGCGAGGGCTACATCTACGAGCTCGGCAAGGCCCGCTGCCTCTTCTTTTCCGCCGCTCCCTCCGCCTCCGTGGTCGGGGGTACGGCCTCCCTACTCCTCGAATGCGACGAGGCGCAGGACGTGGCTCAGGACAAGTGGACGAAGGACTTCGACCCGATGGGTGCATCGACTAACACGACGACGGTCTTGTTCGGCACGGCCTGGACGTCGGATACGATGCTGGCCACAGAGATCGCGGCCCTGCGCCGCATCGAAGCCACCGACGGCATCCGCCGCGTCTACACCGTGGACGCCGACGAGGTCGGCCTCGAAGTCCCCGCCTACGCCGACTACCTCAAGAACCGTGTCGCCAAGCTCGGCCGCCACCACCCACTCATCAAGACCCAGTACTTCCTCGAAACGATCGACGCCCAGTCAGGCATGTTCCCGGCGCAGCGCCAGGCGTTGATGCGCGGCGATCACGGGCGACGCCACGAGCCGGAGGCCGGCCATCGCTATGCGCTCCTCATCGACGTGGCCGGCGAAGACGAAACGGAGGGCGGTCCCGAAGATCGGGCCACACTCACGAATCCCCGACGAGACGGGACCGCCCTAACCGTCGTCGACGTCGACTATGAATACGGCCGCCTCCCGAGCTATCGGGTCGTAGACCGCCACCTCTGGCTGGGCGTGAAGCACACGAGCCTCTACCGGCGCATCCTGGCGCTGGCGCGCCACTGGCACGCGGTGTGGGTCGTGGTGGACGCGACGGGGGTGGGCGCTGGCCTGGCGAGCTTCCTGGTGAGCGCGCTGGGTGATCACCGCGGCGGTCCTCACGGCCTGGGACGCGGCCACCGGGGGGGGCCCGTGCTACCGGTGTCCTTTTCGTCGAAGGTCAAGTCGGACCTGGGATGGAACTTCCTGGCCGTCGTCGAGACGGGTCGCTTCCGCGACTACGCTGTCGACGACGCCGCGGACACGCGCCAGTTCTGGCACGAGGTCGACGCGTGCCGGCGCGAGGTCCGCAGCGGGCCCAACCGCCTGCTGGCCTGGGGCGTCTGGGAGCCGCCCGCCTACGACGGCATCATCGCCCACGGGCACGACGACCTGCTCATGTCCGCTGCGCTGTGCGCCATTCTGGACGAGCAGGGTTGGCCCGGAGCGGCCAAGGGCGCGGCCGTCGAGGTCGGCGACGCGCTGGAGGACATTGACGATGCCGCGTGGTGACCAAGGAGAGGCCATGACGCTACGTGACCGACTGGCCCGCAGAGCCGCAGCTTTCCTCTTCGGCGACACCATCGAGCAGATGGTCCGAGCCGAAACGGCCGAACGACTCGGCGCCGTTTCCGTGCGCGTGGACGATAGCGCCGGATGGGAGTCGCTCGCGGGCCAGGGGCCGCACGATCAGCCCTGGGCCGAGCGCTACGCCGACCTCGAGGAGACGCTCGAGGCCTGGCGCAAAAACTTCTACGTCCGCCGGCTGGTCACGCTCACGCGCTCCTACGTGGTCGCCGGCGGCTTCAGGATCTCCACGGACAACCCGGAGGTCAAGCCCTTTCTGCATGCCTTCTGGCACCATCGCCAGAACAAGATGGACCAGCGCATGGGCCCCATCTGCGATGAGCTGACCCGCGCCGGGGAGATCTTCGCCATCCTGTTCACGAACCAGGTCGACGGCATGAGCTACGTTCGGTTCGTGCCCGCCTCCAGGATCCAACAGATTGAGACCGATGAGGACGACTACGAGGTCGAGCTGCGCTACGCACAGACCCGGGAGCTCACGGCTGAGCCCAAGTGGTGGATCGGGCATGGGCACGCCCATGCCTTCAAGACCCACTACAACAAGCTCAAGCCGTTGATGCTCCATTTCTGTGTGAACCGGCCTGTCGGCGCCACGCGAGGTGAGTCGGACCTGCTGCCGGTCCTTCCCTGGGCGAAGAGGTACAGCGAGTGGCTGAAGGACCGGGTGCGCCTCAACCGCATCCGCACCCGCCAGGCGATCATGCATCTCAAGATCTCCGATCCGGCCCTGGTCGAGCAGAAGCGGCAGCAGATCCGCACGGACAACCCGGTGGAGAAGGGGATCTACGTGAGCGGGCCCGACGAGGAGATCGTCATCGGCAGGCTGGGGATCGAGTCGGGTGACGCGGAGGACGACGGCCGGGCCCTGCGCCTGGCGATGGTCTGCGGCGGGAACGTGGGCCTGCACTACATGGGCGAGGGCGAGGCCGTGAACTACGCCACGGCGAAGGAGATGGGCGAGCCGACGACGCGCTTCTACGCCGACCGGCAGGTCGAGCTGGCCGCGGCCCTCAAAGACCTGGTTGCGGCTGCCTATCACCGCTACTGCGTGATCACCGGCCGGGCATGGCCCGGGCGCGAGAGTCTGGAGCTCTACCACAGCGCGCTGGAGGTCGCCCGCGCGGACAGCGAGTCCCTGGCGAAGGCGACCCGGGACATCGTGCAGGCCTTCTCCGTGATGCGCTCGAACGGCTGGATCGACGACCAGACAGCCGTCCGGCTGGCGCTCAAGTTCGCCGGGGAGCCGCTGGGCGAGGAGCAGGTTTTGGCCATGCTGGCCCAGGCGGCGCCGCCCCACGACCCGTCCCGTCCGCGGGAGGGAACCCAAAAGGAGGAAAGCGAGTGAGCGAAACCGCGTTCGGCCTGGACGACCTGAGTGTCCGGGCTGCGTCACACGAGGAGGCGCCCCTGCCCGAAGAGCAACAGATGGGCGACGCCAGGCGCGTCGAACAAGACGCACTCGGGCAACACAACGGTGTCCAGCTCGCCCCTGGCCGCGTCGTCGACGCTTCCGGCGATCCGCCCAGCGGGCGCAGCCGGCCCCGCACCTATGACGCTGTGCTCGTCACCGCCGGCCATATCATGCAGGACGACGGGCAGCCCTCCGACTGGTGGATCCCGGCCCGGGTGCTGGGCGAGGCGGTGATGGAGGGCCTGTTCGAGGGGATCCCCCACTACGTCGACCACCCCGAGCTGTTCGGCTTCGGCTGGCACCAACGTCCCTCGGTCCGGGACCTGGCGGGGATCGTGTCCGAGGTGGCCTGGGATGGCCAGCAGGTCCTGGGCACTATCCAACTTTATGACACCGAGGCCGGCCGGCTCCTCGGGTCGCTCTACGACCAGATCATCGGCGACGCTGGTGCCGGACGCCCCGTCCCTCCGATGGGCCTGTCGATCGTCTGCTACCGGGAATGGGAGCGGGTGGCAAGCGGAGCGACGGATAGCGAGCGGCGGGTGTGGACACACATACACAAGGTCTCCTCCGTCGACGCCGTGTACGAACCCGGCGCCGCCGGGTACATCCGCCAAGCGCTTTCGAGCGCCGCGCTGCCAAGCGCCGCGCTTTCAAGCGGCATCCGGCCCGAGCTAACCGGCGTCGGCAGGGACCATGACGCCGGGGCCCAACCTGCAAACGCGCAAACGTCCCCGCCCCGCACAGCTGGGCCGTCCCGCGGTGCTGGGACACGTTCCAACGTTCAAACCCGCAAACGCTCAAACGAGAAAGGAGGCACCATGCCCGAAGAAACACCCGCACCCGTCGAGGAACCTGTCGAAGAGCAGGTGATCGAGAACGCGGCTGCAGAATCGCCGCCAAGCTCAGCTCCGCTGAGCCGCTCAGCTCCGCTGAGCCGCTCACCCCTTGGGCCCAGTTCCGCCGCAAGCGGAGCGACAAGTGAGGCGCCAAGCGCAGCGCCAGAAGCCGGCGCGCTGGACGCGATCTCGCGCCAGCTTGGCGGCCTCGAGCGCCAGGTCTCCGCGCTCACGACGGCGCTCGCCGCCCGCGAGGAAGCTCGCACGGTCGAGGACATGGGCGAGGCCCCCCGAGCTTCGATGCTGTACGGGGGCTGGTCCGGGATCGATCGCGTCGAGATGGCCCTGGAGGCGATGCTGGCCGGCCTGCCGGCGCCGGAGGGCGTTCGCCCCCTCACCGGTATCCGCGAGCTCTACATGCTGCTTTCCGGTGACTACGAGCTCACCGGTCGCTTCCAGGAGGATCGCGTCTACCTGGCCAACGTGAACACGTCGACGATGGCCGGGCTCGTGGCCAACCGGCTGAACAAGGTCGTGATCAACATGTTCCAGTCGTACGATCAGTGGTGGCTCCCGGGCGTCACGATCCAGGACTTCACCACCCTGCAGGACGTGCGGTGGATCACCCTCGGCGGCGTCGGGGAGCTCCCGACAGTGGCCGAGGGCGCCGCCTACACGGAGATGACGTGGGACGACCAGACCGAGACGGACAGCTTTGTCAAGAAGGGCGGTTACCTGGGGATCACCCTGGAGACCATCGACAAGGACGACACCGCCCGCGTCATGGCCGCCCCCCGCGCCCTCGCTCAGGCCGCCTGGCTCACCCTGGGCAAGGCCATCGCCGAGGTCTTCACCGCCAACAGCGGCTACGGACCCTCGATGTCCGACTCGAACTACCTGTTCGACAACTCCAACCACTCCAACCAGGGATCGACCGCCCTCTCCTTCGCCGCCTGGGAGGCCGTCAAAATCCTCATGATGAAGTTCACCGAGGTCAACTCCGCCGAACGCCTCGGCGCCCTCACGCGCCCCCGCCTGCTCTGGGTCCCCATCGACCTCGAAAACACCGCCATCGAGATCCTCGCAGCCGGCGAGGGCCACATCAACGACGCCGACTGCCACGTCTCCGCCGACGCGATGGCGACGGACCTCATGGCCCGGCTCCGCCGCGCCCGCGACCGCGTCGTCACCGTGCCCTTCTGGACGGACACAAACGACTGGGTGGCCCAGGCGGACCCGAACATGTACCCCGGCCTCGGCCTCGCCTTCCGCTACGGCCGCACGCCCGAGGTCTTCTCCGTCGCGGATCCCCGCGCCGGCCTGATGTTCACCAACGACACCATGCCCATCAAGGTGCGGTTCTTCTTCGCCGTCGGACCCACCGACTGGAGGGCCTGGTACAAGCACATCGTTTCGTAGCTCATGAGGACCGAGGAATGGGCCGCGATCGCGCTTTGCCTCTTGCTCCTGTATGGCTGCGCATCCGCGACCCTAAACCTCGCCCTCCCTGTTAGATCACCAATCAAGGAGGAACAACCGATGTTCAACTGTTTCGCAGTCTCCATCTTCATCGATGGGATCATCACCGCCAACCACGAGGGCTACTTCGACGTCCCCTGCGACTGCTCCCTCGTCGGCGTCTCCGCAGCCGCCAACTCCGCATCCACCGGCGGCACCATCGACGTCGGCACCGCCGCCGATCCCGACGGCTACCTCGACGGCAAGGCCCTCGGCGCCCAGGACGGCGCCTACTACGACCTCGATGACTTCAACGGCGCCCTCGTCACCAACCAGGGCGACGACTACCCGCACCTCACCAAGGGCGACACCGTCCGCTTCATCGTCATCGATGCGGAGACCTCGCCGACCGGCACGCTGCTGGTCTTCTACTTCACGCCAGGATAACCGCGATGCCTTGGGGAGTGCCCGAAGACATCATTGACCAGGCCGCTCGCGATCTCGGCCTCACCGCCGTCTCCGACGCCATCCTCCGCCCTGACGGCGAGCTCCGCCTGCTCTGCGGCGGCTAAGTCTACACCATTCCCGCACCGGCCTCC